TTCTTATTTTACATCCCCTACTAACAATAACAGTAAATCCATCAAAGCAAAATCATATAATACATTGATTAATAAAAACAAAAACAAACCGCACTCATGCATGATATTATTGAAACCGTAAAAAACAAAAGCGAATAACAATATATTAACAATTAACCCATAAGAATATTTAACTTAAATTTACTTAAAAGTACTATTGTATTTTCAATATAAAGTAAATAGCCCTTGTGCTACCTATCATAAATCGCCAAAAATACAGAATATTCTTACATTCCCTAAGCATTCAACGAATACATAAAATTATCCGACGAGAATTGACAAAATAATATTGTAAAATCAGGTAGCATTTGCAGCCTAAAAAAGGGGATTCCATGACTAATATCCAACTACTATTACTAGCAACAAACAATCTCACCCATAATACTGAGCTTAGCCACTCACAAGAATCCTATGTCTACCAGTATTACCACACACATGTAGCCAATCAATTTGCAAATATTGCAGACTTTATGTCTGACTTTATACATAAAATGGCAGAAGCTATAAATGATGACAATTTAGTCGCTGTATCTCGCGAACAAATTTATCTCGCGATTGAACAGTATCTGATCATTGCAAAGAAGCGTTATATTGAAAGGCAAAAGTTATTGCAGAAAATTGCTGAGAAAAAATAAAACAGGCCCCATAATGAGGCCTTTCATATCCATCTAAAATCAATATATTCAATAAAAACAATATATTAATTAGATAGATAAAAGCGCTTAAAAGTGCTTAAACACGCTATAGTGTGGTCAGCGTGTGGACACTTTTATTCATTCCAGCCTGCCCTTTTAGAGGGTTGTATGAAATGGCATCCTGAAGAAAATCAGGAGCAAAATGCGCATATGTTAAAGTCTGTTTTAACGAGCTATGACCTAATATTTTTTGAAGTGTAATAATGCTTCCTCCATTCATCATAAAATGTGTAGCAAATGTATGTCGTAGAGAATGCACGGCCTGCCCTTGGGGCAATGAGGGTTTTGCTTCTTTTAGTAAGCGGCGAAAATCCTTATAGCGAACATTCGGAAAAAGTAGCCCTTTCTTATTGTTACATATCAGCTCAGCGACTTCGGGCGATATAGGTACCGTTCGCACCTTGCCTGTTTTGGTGTATGTAAACCTGACTCTATTTTCTATGACATGTTCTCTTTTCAGTTTCATCGCTTCCCCCCACCTAGCACCGGTACTTAAACATAAAACTGCAATGTTATAGTTGTCACCGGAAAGATTCGCTAAAAGTAATTTGATGTCTTCATCCGTTAAATAAGACATCTCAGGTACTTGCTCTTTGTATTTTCCAAAGTCAGCTAATGGGTGCGTACCCTTGTAAAAATTAGTTTTAATAAGGTCTGAAAAAACACCTCTTAATGCCGTTATTTCTCTATTTACCGTTGATGCTTTTATCCCTTTTGCTCGCCTTATTTCTGCATATATAGAAAGTCGGCTATTAGTCAATTGAGATACGGCAGGATCGGATAGTCCATTACAAACTCGCTCTGCTTTTTTCCTGTGACTAACCCCATGCTCTGCATGCTTACCGAACAATTCCCACCACTGAGTAATTAATTCACTCAGCTTTCTATTATCAACTAACTTTGGTAACCATTCTCTTTCACTATGGTTCGCCAAGGTATAACGTTCAAAAGCAATTGCTTCATGCTTTTTATTAAATTTCCGCCTGATCCGCTTTCCATTGCGCCCAGTCGGCCTAATGTCCACTTCATATCGACCATCTTCGAGTTTCTTAATTGACATAAGAATTCCCTCCAATGGCAGAAAGACTTTGTGAATCAATAAATTCGCAAAAATCTTGATGTAATGTTAACCAGTTTTCTTTTCTGAGCGCGATGAAGTTGTTGCCTCTTGCCCACTGTGTGCGAGGGCTGGAGCAATTTGGCCAGCCTCGGGATCAATTTCATCAAACATGAACCAATGAAGATACTTTTTAAACCTAGGGTGCATAAATAACTTCATACCCGCCTCCATAGGCATTTTAGCTTTGCCTGATTCATAGCCATGATACGTATTGTAATTAATACCAATTAAATCAGCCACTTCCTTTGTTTTTAGACGTTCAGAGTCTCTAATAAGCTTTAGCTTTTCGGATTGTTCAGTTGACATGTAATTTCTAATCTGCAATTATTACTTTAAATGGAAATCGCATTTCTATGTAGAAAGGCGCTGTAAGGCGCAAAAGAGCGCCCATGAACAAGAGATTATCAGATGACAAAAGAAATCGGAAATCAGAAAGAATATTCGGAATTCGTTACTGAAACAAAATTTGCTGGCTATATCGGGAAAACCCCTAAAGCCGTGTCCGATATGCGTAAAGATGGAAAACTGCCATATGTAGAAGTAAAGCACCCTGATAATTCACGCGGTGAATATTACATCGACGTTACTGCGTGGAATAAAGGTTTACGTATGGCTAGGGAAAGAATGCCAAAAGAATTACGTGATGGCTGGTTAATTTGGTTAGGTATGGGTGAACCTCAATGATTAATCAATTAGTCCAGATATCAACCCATAGCTTTAAATATCGTAATTTCCTGATTGTGATGTTACCCGCTAAAACATTGAACCCAGTAACCCGCTTTCATATTCAACATGATGAATGCTCATTTGGTTTGTTTGATTCGATGGTTCAATCAACTAAGTATATTGACTCTTTATATGGTAAAAAAAATGACTCAATTACAATTTCAGCAGCATAAACATAAATTATCAAGTTCATCATTTAATGAATGTAAACGAAATAAAAAACGCCAATTATCTCTGATGGATAAAATATTATTGGTCGGTGGTGTTTTGTTCTTCTTATATTTATTCTCAGTTTCTATTAGATAAATAGTAATGGGTAATTCCGCGGCTGTATTAGTGAAAACTAAACAGTTAATCCAGTTGCTAGACAACGTAAAGCAAGATGCAAGGCCAACCGATGCAATCGCTCACCAAGCGAATATCAAGCTTTATCAGAACCAAGGGGAAACCTTTGAAAGCAGAGTCAATGGACTAAATCAAGCCGCAAAATTAAGAACTTCAGTATTCCATTCTGATAAGGATGATCCAGATAATAGAGAGCTAGCTGGTTTTATTGAATATTTAAGGCTAAGCGATGAACGGATGCTAAATATGATTTTTTATTTAGCGGAAATAAAAAGTAATCAACATCACTTAGGCTTCGAAGAATTTAATAAAGAGGAAAAGCAGTCCATTATTTCAGCAGTAAATCAAATTAAAGCACTCGCGGCGCTATTACCTAAACATAACGCCATGCCTATTTAAGGTAAAAAAACAAATTAATGACGCTAGCGCGTCAGGGATTTCTACATTCTAAATTTAGGGTTGAATAATGAAAAATAAAGAAATAAAACCAATATTAATCAGTGCTAATCCTGCAACGGGTAAACATGATTATTCCATTGTTGCTATCAGTATTAAAGCGATTCGCGAGGATGAGAGAAAAGTCATGTTTGATAAATTTTCCTCTCGCCTTGAAGCCATTGCGTGCAAGCTCATCAACGAAAAATTAAACGATGAACAAATTCACCAGTTATTAGTTGGTGAGTCTGAGCATTACTCAAATCTGGCTTCGGAGTTAGATCATGTCTAAAGAAATTGACCGCGCCAGTGACCACGAAATGCTCATGCGTGAGCAACAAATCAAAACCATTACTAATCGTTTAGTCAGTGTTTCCGCTTTTGAATGTGAAGACTGCGATAAACCGATTCCAGAAGAGCGCCGCATCGCATCTCAGGGCTGCATTCGTTGTATTGACTGCCAAACGATTTTTGAGCTTAAAAGTAAACATTATCGGAGTGTGTGACGTGGCGAATAAAACGATTCTCAAATGGGCTGGCTCTAAAGTTCGAATTATTGAGCAATTACGCCCTCATTTACCAAAAGCAAAACGGTTAGTTGAGCCATTCGCTGGTTCGTGCGCCGTGATGATGAATACCGACTATGAGCAGTACCTAATTGCTGATGCAAATCCAGACCTAGTCAATTTATATGATGCGCTTGCATTTGTTCCTGATGGGGTCACATTCGAAGCTTCAAGACTTTTCAATCAAAATAATAATGGTCCTGATTATTATCAACTTAGAAATGAGTTTAATAGCCCTAAATCAAGTATGTCACAAGTTCGACAAGCAAGTTTATTTCTGTATTTAAATAGACATTGCTTCAACGGGTTATGTCGTTATAACCAACAAGGTAAATTCAACGTCCCCTTTGGACAATACAACGCGCCGTACTTTCCTAAAATTGAAATTGATAATTTCTGTGATAAGGCCTACCTCACTAACACTAAAATTTTAAACCTTGAATGGCAAGACACACTTTCTCTCGTTGATTTCGGTGACGGAGTTTATTGTGATCCACCCTATATGGGCGGGCGCGATAGCTTCACGCAATATCACACTGCGGGATTTACTCACGCTGACCATGAAGCATTAGCGATTGCGCTAAAAGATATTAATGATATCCAAGGCAATCCGATCACTGTTTCCAACTCACCAGAAGCAAAAGCGCTTTACGCTAACCTCGGTTTTACTATCCATGAAATCGAAGCCCCACGCAGCATCGCAGGAAAAGGAAAGCGTACACCAGCTAAAGAAATTATTGCTGTTTTAGCGGGGGTTAATTAATGACTCTCGACCCTAAAGACGGTGTGTATATCAGCGGGACGGCCTTTGCTATTCAGCGCCATGTTGACGAAGATTCAAAAGTGGTTCAATGGCGACTATTGCAAATCAATAAATTAGCTCGTTGCTATGAATTGGTTTGTTGCCATTCTGACCCGTGGCTGCTTGCAATTGAATTAACCTCTTATCACGTTAATCGTGTTAGAGGCAAAGGCATCAAGACACTTGATGTCTATCGTGAAACAGTCGATATCATTTCACGCCGTTGTGAAACGGCAATTAATTTATTAAGGCCAGAAACATTAGGCGGTGCTCTTAATGTCTAAGGCGATGAATTTTTCTATTTTTCCGATGACTTATACCGCGGATATGACTTTCCCGTATCCGTGGAATAAACCCAAAGAAAATAACTATTACAAAGCCGATATTGACGCGCTTGAAAAATCCCTTACCCATGAACAACAAATTCATGCGCAAGCGATTTTAGGTGAGGTTGAATCTTTACCCCGTATTTTACGTTATCGCATTCAAAAACATTATGAGCACATCATTCAAGAGTCAGGCGAATATAAAGCCTATGAGTTTTTGCGCTCTGATTTTTATAAGCGGATATTTCCACGAATTACGGCAGTTAATGCACGGTATAAATTAGATACAAAAGTGTTATTGACGCTTTCAACTCGTTTTACTTCTGAAATTAGCCAATTTAACCGCCTGTTTGATCTTTATGACAAGCCAATCAAAAAGCTTGCTGAGCACATTTCTAGTGGCTTTTTCACATTGTATGAAACCTATTGCGACCAGTTAACAAAGCAAAACGGCGGTGACCGTGAAGTTATCTATGAAGATTCGGCACAGACCCAAATTTACGGGGCGCTGGCTAAATTGTCTTGTGGTTTACATGTTGCCCCACTTTATTATCAAAGCTATCTCAAAGTCTTAAAAAACCGTAACCGCCGCAGAGGAAAACAGGATTTAACCACGCGCCAAGTGATTGCGGCTGTTTCCCGCCTTGTAAATGCAGATTATTGGCATCGCAAGCTAAAAGCGCATAGAACACAATGGATTGAGGCAATCATGATTGCCAATATGGATGTGTGCATTAATCGCCACCCATACGCCAGTAAGCAAGCGATCCGCGCTGTTCAAGCACAGCGTTTATCTAACATGCAATATTTACAGGGTATGGATATTCAAGATGTTGAAACGGGTGAGCGTTTTGATCTGTTTGAAAAAGTCATGGCGAGCGTGTCAAACCCCGAAATTCGCCGCATGGAATTAATGGCACAAATGGCAGGGATTGAGCGCGTAGCGAAAGAGCGCGGTGATATCGGGATGTTTATCACGCTGACGTGCCCGTCAAAGTACCACCCGACAAAACAGCGCAAAGGT